GACGTAGTGCTGACAAGAAGCAAGGGTCTGCTGGTGTCGTGGAAGTCAGAGGTAGTGTGCCAGTTGGTAGAGCTATGTATGCTTGTAGAGATGCTTACGAAGGTTTACTTAAAGCTGGTGTTTGCCCTGAGCAAGCACGTATGGTACTACCACAGAGCATGATGACTGAGTGGCACTGGTCAGGTAGCTTAGATGCATTTGCTGACATGTGTAAGCTTCGTCTTAAGTCTGACACACAACAAGAAACAAGAGAGGTAGCTATGCAGATAGATGAAATTATAGAACCTTTATTCCCTGTGTCGTGGAAAGCATTAAGGGAGAATCAATAATGAGTGAGATAAAAGTAACAGATATAGAAGAACACGAGGATGGTAGTGCCACATTACAAGTAGAGTGTGATCCTGAGACATTCATGGCTATCTTTGACGTAGGCTTTGTGACATTAGTAAAGAGAGGTCTTGAAGGTGAGAAGTGGCAGACCTGTGTAAGTTGTGGTGGTCCTGCACAAAATAGTATGTGTGGCTTTTGCTTAGAGGAAGAATAAAATGGAAACTATTATTTATATTGTATGTGGTGTAGTGTTTGGTTCAACAACTTGGTTACTATATGAGACACACCAGTTAAAGAAAAGACTCAATGAAATCTTAGGAGACTATGAGTAATGAGTATGGTTGGAACAATAGAAGACATGCGTTGGGAAATCAAACTCCTTAAGGATGAGAATAGTAGACTCAGGCGTTTCATAAAGGACAAAAAATTAATCCGTGAGTTCGATGACTCAGAACGTAAGAGAGCCATGGAAAGAACTAGAGCTAACTCAGATAGCCGTGAGTATTAATGAGTTCATACCATATGTCATAACGATGTCTGTCATTGTGTCATGTATATCCTTCATAACTTTAACCCCTCTAGTTCTTATTATACTTAAGATAAGGAAACTAATATGTTCAAACAAGTCCTCGTAGATGGAGATACGTTTGCCTATCGTGCAGCATTCTCCTGTGAAGATACAACAACTGAGGATGCCATTGACAAAGTTGATGAGTTACTAGAGGAAACTCTTAATGAAGTTCTGTGGGAAATCGACAGTGATATGTATCAAATATTCCTGACAGGTAAAGGTAACTTCAGGTATGACATAGCTGTCACTCATGAGTACAAAGGTAACAGAAAGAAGGCTGAGAAGCCTCAACATCTTCAGGCTGTACGTGACCACATGATAAACAACTGGGAAGCCATTGTGTCACAAGGTGAAGAGGCAGATGATCTCTTAGGCATCTGGTCAACAGGCTATGGACCTGAAGCTTTGGTTGTATCTATCGACAAAGATATGCTGCAGTTACCTTGTAATCATTACAACCCTAACAAAAGAAAATACCTGACAGTATCCGAAGTAGAAGGTAATAAGTTTTTCTACTCACAGATATTGACAGGTGATAAGGCAGACAATATTATAGGGTTATATGGTATTGGTCCTGTCAAGGCTAACAAGATCCTTGAGGACACAGAAACAGTTGAAAGTATGTATGAGGCTTGCTTAAGATCCTACAACGGAGAAGAGGATCGTGTCATTGAGAATGGTAGGCTACTGTGGTTACGTAGGTATGAAGGTCAGATCTGGGAGCCGCCCAAATGCGTTTCAGATCAGGCTTAGAAGAAAGGACAGCCAAGTACCTAAGGAAACTAAAGGTTAAGTTCACATATGAGAAACTAAAAATCAAGTGGCAAGACCTTAGGTACAAGACTTACACACCTGATTTCGTATTAGCCAACGGAATAATAATAGAAACTAAAGGGAGATTTATCTCTTCAGATAGGACAAAACATCTCATGGTAAAACGACAACACCCAGAGTTAGACATAAGATTTGTATTCAGTAATCCTAATGCTAAATTATATAAAGGGTCAAAGACAACCTATGCATCTTGGTGTGAGAAGAATGGGTTCATGTATGCCAAAGAAAATATACCTATTGAATGGATAAAAGAAAAAAGGGTACTTGACAATGTTCGATGAAGATAGTAAAATACATGCTCTTGTGGAGAACTACGGGCTTAGTCTTCTGCTAGAACAAAATGAAATAGAAGAATATTTTATTGTCAAATACCTAGTAGAAGAAGGTATGATTGACCTGAACGAATACTTTAACTTGGACGCAGAAATGCAAGAATGGAAAGAGATGGAAGAATGATGAGCTTTAAAGAATATAAAGAATACTTGGACATGTACTCTGACTGGGTGGAAGGTAAGATCCTGACCAAAGGTAATGATCGTATCTTTGAGAACACCTTGGGTTTAGTAGGTGAAGCTGGTGAGGTAGCTGAGAAAGTCAAGAAGATGCTACGTGACAAGGCCCGTTACAGCAATGAAGACTTATTGAATGAATTAGGGGATGTGTTGTTCTACACTACAGCATTAGCTAATATCTACGGTGGTACACTAAAGTCTATCATTGAACTCAACATGGAGAAACTAGACGGGCGTATGGAACGAGGCACACTACGGGGATCAGGTGACAAACGATGAATAACTACCTACCAACAGACTATCAAGCCTTCATTCATACGTCACGGTATGCTCGTTGGCTTGACGATAAGGGGCGTAGGGAAAGCTGGAGTGAGACAGTCTCTAGGTATATGGACAATGTAGTTCGTCGTGAACTAGACATGGATACCATTGCTATCGCATCTGAACTAGAGAAAGCTATTCTTAACCTAGATGTTATGCCCTCTATGCGAGCCATGATGACAGCTGGTCCAGCCCTAGATCGTGACAACACAGCTGGATATAACTGCAGCTATCTACCCGTAGATGACCCTAAGTCCTTCGATGAGGCTATGTTCATCTTGTTGTGTGGCACTGGTGTTGGCTTTAGTGTCGAGAGGCAGTTCGTTCAGAAGCTCCCTGAAGTTCCTGAGTTGTTCGACAGTGAGACAGTCATCGTTGTCAAAGACAGTAAGGAAGGTTGGGCTAAGGCATTCCGTCAAGTTCTTGCTCTCCTATGGGCTGGTGAGATACCTAAGTGGGATGTGTCTCGTGTACGTCCAGCTGGTGCCAAGCTAAAAGTATTCGGTGGACGAGCATCTGGACCTGCACCTCTTGTAGATCTATTTAACTTTGTTGTCAAGGTATTCAAGGATGCCCAAGGGCGTAAGTTGTCCTCTATCGAATGCCATGACATCATGTGTAAGATAGGTGAGGTTGTAGTTGTAGGTGGTGTACGCCGCAGTGCTATGATCAGTCTATCTAACCTAAGTGATGATCGTATGCGTCATGCTAAGTCAGGCAAGTGGTGGGAGAACGAACCTCAACGTGCCTTAGCTAATAACTCAGTAGCCTACACAGAGAAGCCAGATGCTACTTCATTCATGCGTGAATGGATGGCCTTAGTGGAATCAGGAAGTGGTGAACGAGGCGTATTCAATCGTCAGGCAAGTAAGAAACAAGCAGCTAAATACGGAAGACGGGATGACAACTATGAGTTCGGGACTAATCCTTGTAGTGAAATCATCCTTCGTCCGTATCAGTTCTGTAATCTTACGGAAGTTGTGGTTAGGGCTACAGATAATATTGAAGATCTTGAACGTAAGGTTAAGTATGCAACTATCCTTGGAACAATACAATCGTCACTTACAAGATTTCCCTACCTCAGAAAGATCTGGAAGACAAACACAGAAGAAGAAAGACTTCTAGGTGTATCACTGACAGGCATCATGGACAACCCATTGATGACATCTAAGAATAAAGGATTGGAGAAAACTCTTGACCACCTACGTGAAGTTGCTGTTAGTACCAATTCTACTTGGGCTGGTCTCCTTGGCATTCCTAAATCAACATCTATTACTTGCGTCAAGCCAAGTGGAACGGTGTCACAACTTGTCGATAGTGCCTCTGGAATCCATGCCAGACATTCAGACTACTATATTAGAACCGTTAGGGGAGACAACAAAGATCCGTTGACACAATTCATGAAGGACCAGAAGATCCCTAGTGAACCCTGTGTGATTAAACCCGATGGTACAACTGTGTTTAGTTTTCCTATCATGTCACCTAAGGGATCAGTAGTTACTTCCGATATGTCAGCCATTGAACAACTAGAGACATGGCTTACCTATCAACGCCACTGGTGTGAACACAAGCCATCTGTCACTATCAATGTCAAGAAAGATGAATGGTTCGAGGTAGGAGCATTTGTATATAAACACTTCGATGAGATGTCAGGTGTGTCATTTTTACCATACAACGAACATACTTATCAGCAAGCACCATATCAGGAGATTGACAAGGACCAGTATAATATGTTATTAAGTGAGATGCCAGATGAAATAGATTGGTCTAAGTTATCTGAGTATGAGAAGGAAGATAACACCGTAGCTATGCAGACAATGGCTTGCTCAGGTGATGTTTGTGAAATTGTAGACTTAACATAAAGGAGAAAGACTATGACAGGTTTAGAGGTATATGCCCTTATTATTACTGTAGTAGCTGCACTTGAAATCTTTGTAGCATGATCAAACGCCCATTCAACAGAGCCTTATATGAAGCTTATGATGCTAAGGCTAAAGAAACTCTGGTGTCCCTTCTCGAAAGGAAGGGGCATACAGTTGTCAACACAAAAGAAAACTACGATGCTGATGTGGTGACACAGAAAGATGACTATACATACTTCAATGAGGCTGAGGTTAAAGTAGCATGGAAAGAAGATTGGCCTACCACTTGGGCTGAGATACGTATCCCTGAACGTAAGGGTAGATTAGTCAAGAAGTACCAGAAACAGAATGGTGTCTTGAACTTCTACATCTTTCGTAATGACATGAAACAAGCATGGAGAATTAAGGATACACTACTGACTGAGGAAAGCCTGAAGGAAGCTAAGGGTAGATACATTGTTAAAGGTGAGAAGTTCTTTCATATTCCCTATACTAAAGCTGAGTTAATAAACATCTAGGAGAACCTATGTCAGATCCAGTAAATAAGCCACTACACTATGGTGATGGGCAGATAGAATGTATAGACTATATGAAGGACAACATGGATACGATGATGTTCTTGGGGTACTTAGAAGGCAATACTAAGAAGTATCTCCATCGTTACAGGTATAAGGGAAAGCCTGTTGAAGACTTGAAGAAAGCACAATGGTACTTAAATAAACTTATACTTGAAATGGAAGGAGAAATCTAATGATAGCAGCTTTAGTATTAGCCTGTTATGCAGAAAATAATGTCTGCAAAACTTTTACTGGACCAGATATGTACAAAACAGAAGAGGCTTGTCAGGAAAGCATAGGTGTCGGTATAAAACTTATAGAAGAAAGGGGTTGGTTTGTTGTTGACTATGCTTGTTATGACTGGGGTCAGTCTGCATAAAAAAAGAGGAGCTTAACGGCTCCCCTTCCTTTTCTTTCCTGATGCTGTTGTGGACCAAGATACTCTCTTCGGTCCTTTCTTTTTGGCAGCTTCCCTTTTACTGATGCTACCTGCTACCGCCTTGGGTCTACAAGCAGGGTAAGCTCTCTTCTCACCCTTGGATCTGCCACAGGGTTTACCTGTCTTGACGTCGATCCATTCCTCACTGAACCATTTACCTAGACCACCCTTAGCCATTATTTCTTCTTCTTTTTCTGACGAAGTTTCTTTAGGTCAGCTGATGTAATCTTCTTACGAGGTGCAGCAACTGCAGCTAGACGTTTTTGTTTAGGTGTATATTTTTCATAAGGCATTATGTTTTCCTCACTCTGTTGTCTTTGCCTCTCCAACCACCACCCTTTTCCTTGTACCACTTGGATGCCCAAGCATTAGCATAAGCTGATGGGTAGACTTTGAACTTCTTACGTGCTGCTTGCTTTGCACGATTCCATAACGCAGGGTTAGTTGGTTTAGGACTTGACATAGTTTTTCCTTTATAGTCTGCCGTAGTAAAAGAGAAGAAAGAATAAAGCAAAGCCAAAGGTGAATAGAACAATAAGAGTGACACCACCCCATAGAAGAATATTCTCCCAAAGTTCTGCTCTTTTCTTCCTTTTGTCCTCTGCTTCCTTTTTCTTTCTAACTCGTATTTCTTTTCTTAAGGCTACCAATTCTTGCCACCCTGAGTATCCCCTAGTGGCTATGATAATCTCCCTTAAATTATTCTCTAAATCTTCGGCCTTCTTACGGTTGACATACGTGTCTAAAGCTTCTTCATTTGCATTAGCAAATATACTACTTCTTTTCTTGTCATGATTATCTTTGGCCTGATCGATAGCTTCAAACAAACTACCTATGTCTTTAGCTAAAGAGGTTATCTCCTTACCAGCTGACACACCAGCCTTGATAGCTGAGAAACTAGCCATAGCTATAGTAATGGGGTCCATCTTAACCTACCTTAGGCAATGACAAAGTTTACAATCTGACCATTTGGTTGTCTAAGCTTAGTGTAGTCAGGCCCATAAGCATAGGGTTTATTCATCTCTATCTGACGGACTATCTCTGCAGGACTGATCTCTTTTCTTTTCTTCTTCAAGGGTTCTTCACCCCTGCCATTCTCAAAGACTACATTGGTATGCGTTTGGAATGGCATACTAGGTAAAGGAAAGTGAGATATAAGGGTGTCACCTACCATTGCTTACATGACCAGTATCTAGCTGTAAACTTATCCTTGGCTGTGTCACACTTATGTCTAGCCCTGAAGCTCTTACGTCTAGCTGGTATATTCTTTTTGATCTTCATATTAGGATCACCAAAACGAATAACTTTCTCTTTACCATCCTTACAGGCTTTAACAACAAACTTCTTAGGGCCACCTGAGGTTCTCTGAACCTTGTTGCACTTCATCTTTGATTTGTCTATTTTAGCCACGGTATCGCCCCAATGTTATTGTCTTAAGGAAACCTCTCCAGATTTCTTGAGGACTAGGAAGCATCCAGCCTAAGATAAGAAGTATGATTACCCATGTTGGTATGTCTTGGTTTAAAACTTTGATAGATTCTATAGGACCATTTGAGCTAACCTGAGAGTTATCTACAGATACATTCTCACCTGTTATGTCAGAACTCTGGTCAATGACAGACTGGTTATTTTCCTTACCTGCTTGAACATTAGCAGCTACGTTAGGACCACCACCACCTAGGAGTGACAAAGGACTTAGGCAACCACCAAGGAAGAGCACAAGTACAAGGGCTATAAATAGTCTCATGGTGTAGCCTGTTGCTGTATATAGTTGTTTCTTTCTTGCTCTAAAGCTTGTCTAGTCTGAGCTACAGTATGGAGTGCCTGATTTCCACTCCCATAATAGCTGTTCCCTTCAGGAATATTTATTACCCTTTCTTCGTCAGTACCTTCGTTTAGTGTTTTTGTAGTATTTGGAGGTACAGGTACAGATGCAAATTGTTTAGCTAAAGACAAAACAGCTTGATCAACTGTAACATTACTTTTACCTTGTATGTAGTCTCTTACAGTAGGTCTATCCGAACCTATTAAAAATTTCAATGCCACTCTATCTTGAAATGAAGGGGTAAAGACTTCATCACTTTTCACGGCCCCACTTCTTACGGCTGACCACAGAGTTTTAGGTATAATTTGATAAGCACCTACGGCAAAAAATTCCCTATCTCTTTGGTACTGCTCTAGCTCAGGATCTAATGCTAATAATTCATCTTTAGTAAGACCTGTCGTACCTACTTGAGCATTCATAATTTCATTAACAGTCATTTCCGTTAAAGGTTTATTATAAGTATCAGAATAATAAGATTGACTTACACTGAATTTATCAGCTAAAGTGCTAGTGCCATTATTAGCTGCACCGTAACCTCCTTCACCTTCACTTATAAACTTAAGAAGATTGTTTTCTGGCTCCTTGACCTTTTCTAAACCTGTTTCAGCTAATTTAAGTCTTGTTTGCTCATCAGCTGCATCACCTGTTACAGGAAAATTATTCAGGTATTGAAATGTTTTAATAGCATTTGTTGTCTCTGACTTTGCACCTGCAAGACCATCGACAGCTTTTGTATAATACCCAAGATCCTTTAATCTTTGCTGAACCCCTCTCAAACTTGCAATAGGTTCAAGGGGTGCTTCTGGTTGAGTAGTTGTGTCTGGTGCAGGTGAGGGCTGTTGTGTAGCTTGCTGCATTGGTTCTTCTGAAGGAGCTTCACTTACAACTGAAGGTTCTTCTGTAACCTGAACACCTTGTACTGGTGCAGGTGCCTCAGTTGGAACAGAAGGTTCTTGAACAGGTTGAGTAGAAGGCAATGCTTCAGGTGTGACAGAAGGTTGCTGTATTGTAGGGGGTGTTCTAAAAACTTGAGGACCAAGAATCTTACGAAGGTTCTCTATAACTTCTTGAGGATTTCTTAGGGATTGTGTAACACCCATTGCCTCTTGAATAGCTGCCATTTTTTGAGCATCCTCACGGGCAATCTGACCTAAGTCTTGTTGGACTTCTTCCATCTGCTCCATGACAAGAGGTTGTGTCACTTCTTGTGGTTCCTCTACAGGCTTACCACCTCTGACAACAACACGAGATCTTTCACCAAACATTCCCATGTCATCGTACCTTTTGTTCAATATCGCCTTCGGGATTAATAAAGTACTGCCCAACATTAAGAGAAGCAAATAATTTCTCATCAACGTCTGTGTCTTCTGACCAAACTATCTGAAAAGGGTTTTGTAAGGAACCTAATTTAGCCTCTTGATCAGGTACATCCACAGGTTTAATCAAGGCAGCTTCAATAGATGCTGTATCCATACCTAGTTTCTTAAGTTGGTCTGTGTAGAACTTAAGGTTCTGTGAAACCTTCTGTACCTTACGGTAATCCTGATAGGCTACATTGAATTTAAAGCCTTCATTTTCTATTTGACTACGTTCGAAAGTACTGAGCCTACGTCCTCTGTCAGCAACCATAGCTGTGACATCACCATTGTAGTGTTTACCTGCAAAACCTAATACTAATGCATTAGCCTCTGCTCCCATACGGAAGGCACCCTCCATGGTTCTACGTTCAATATCGTATTCTATTTCACCTAGACCTGAGATATTAAAGAATGATGACTGAAGGGAACCTGATGCTGTTGTAGCTGCAATATTGAACTGACTTGCAAGACCATCTTTAAGTCTTTCCACAGCTAGGTCATGAGCCTCAGGATCAAGACGTTTAATAATAGCTAGTTTTGTATATGTGTCATCAGAATAGACATTAGCCATTGTGCTCTGCTTTAGCAACTCAGGTGATGTAGCTATGTTGACAGTAGCTTGACCGACACCAGCTAGGAAGTTAGTCCTGTGCTCAGGTAACTCCATATTCTGTGGCTCTGTAGGATGAATACGAAGTGTACTAGCAAAGGAAATAGCATCTTTACGGGCAGTATTACTACGTTCCTCAGCCTTACTTACCTCATCGATGTCATGAAGCTCTTCTACTGGGGGCAAAGGTGTAACAGTTATTCCATCTGGTTGCTCTTGAGGTTCAGGTTTAGCAAACTCGAATACCTCTAAGTCCGTATAGACTGTATCCTCTACTTCTATATTGTCAATAGTTTTTAGAAGATCAGGATAATTCTGTGACACATAGGTTGACCAGTCAACTTTGTCTGACAAGAGAGCCTGAGCTAAGATAGGATCTGTAGCTGTCAACTCTTTAGCTTGAGCCATAAGAACCTTAGAGATTGGCTCAAGGATCTCAGCTTTAGTTTTAGCTAATTGACGTTCATCGTAAGTCTCTAGGGAAGTCAACAAGCTATCAAGGGTATCTAACTGGGCTTGTACACCCTGCCAATCCTCACCTGAGATACTTGCAGGTTTTGTAATCTGAGCTTTAGCTATATCGAACTGAGTACGCAGTTGTGTTATTGACTCAGGAGAAATATCTCCACCTGCTATCTCAACCTTAAGACCAGCCATAGCTGTTCCACGGATATTCTCAAGGGTTGCATTAGCTTGAGGCACAAACTGTTCGAAGTATTCTCTACGATTAGTAATCTTAGCATTTGTCAGGTAAAGAGCAGACGCCTCAGCTGATTGCATAGAACCTAAAGCTGTCTCAAGGATTTGCTGTTGAGTATATGGTTGACCAGTTTCTAATAGTTTTTGTTCTGCAAGATAAAGATATGAAGGATTATCTGTAAGTTTCTTTATGTTAGCATCAAAGGCAGCTTGAGCAGGATCACCTATCATAGTTGTCAAGTCGATACCTGTACGCCTACGGACAGCATCTGCCTCAGCTTGACCTATTTGGAAACCTTGTGCTTCATATTGACCAACTAAAGAGTTTACATTTGCACGAATAGCTACAGGATCTGTGACACCTTTTAATTCATCCAATCCTGATATAAAGCTTGCAAACCCTTGTCTATCTATAGAAGCTTCAGTCGGTTTAGCTGCTCTTACAGCCCTGTCATAGGCGTCCATAGTACCAAAGATACCTCGTCCTAAAGTACTTAGACCTTGGGCTGCAGCACTAGCTGATGTAGCACTAGGGGCAGATACACCCTGAGCATATTCAGCACCTGCATCTCCAATATCAACTGCGAATCCAGCCATATTATTTATCCTTATTGAGTTTGTTGTTGAAGAACTTGGGCATCATACTCAAGGCCAAGACGCATAGCATTTCTCATGATGTCAGGAAGTACTTCCCCACGAGCAAGTCTATTCTGTATGGAAACCTTTAGCTCATTCGAAAGATTGGACGCCCACAATTCGTCAGTGATTTCTTCCCAGAGCTTTGTGCCTCTAATTATATCAGATTTATCCCCTTGTGTCAAGAGAACAATAGCATAATTAGCTCTTTGTCTTAGACGATTCTCGAACTTACGGGTAGCTGCACCCTCTCTGAAGATCATTTCGGAATAATCATAGTAGTTCTGTACGGGAGCAGGAGTAGCCCCGAATAGAACAGCAGCTGCAGCAGAAGGTTCTAGGCCACTTACAGTTAGTTTTCTTGTGCGACTACGGTAGTTGCCAGTTTCAATTAGTTCTTGTATTTTGACAGCTTTATCTACAGTTGACAAGTTACGTAGAAGTTGTGTCAAATCTTCTCTGACAGTTTCTGTACGTCCACCATACATAGCTTTGACAGCATTGGTAGCTGCAACCATGATGTCAGAACTAATCTCACCTGAAGGACCAAAGAGAACCGTCAGGAATTGGTCATCCATAAGTTTCCGATAGGTATCCTTGATCTGACCTAAGGGTGCCACACGTTGAGCATAGGCTGTCTCAGTACCCATTAGTTCCGAAAGAAGAGTATCCATCATACCGTACTTAACACGGTTGAATACTTTTACTGTTTCAGGTTCTGTTGGGTCATACCCTAGTTGCTCAGTGACATAGCCTGACATTTTACCTATGCCTAAGCCTGTCAATCCGAACATCGGTCCCATGACAGCAAACATACCCATGCGTTCACCAGCTGTGAAGTTACGACCTACAGCTATATTCTCTAAGGCTCTCAAAGAGAAAGTCAACCACTGAGTAGGTACACGCATTGGTCCACTCTGAGCAAAGCTACGAGAAGCTGTTGTCATACGGAATGACAAATCTTGCTCACGGTTAGTAATCCATGTTCTTCCTTCAGGAGACATAGGGTCAATATTAGGACGTTTAGCTCTGTGCTCTAGGTATGCCGTAGTTATAGATGACATACGTGTGACACGTTCACCTTCCTTAAAGAATATTGTTGACTTATCTAGGAAGGAGTTAATAGCACCACCTGCCTTCTCCGTCAGTGAACTAGCAGCACCAAACTTTTGTGGAGCTTGGAGTTCGATGATCTGTGTGTCAATAATATTACGTCCACTCTCATCGATATAACGTAACAATCCTGTTAGTTCTTCCTCTGAGATAGGAGATACTTTAGCTAGGCGTTGGATAGCTAAGGCACGAGCAGCTTCATCTTTCAAACTAGAAACAACTAGAAGTGGGGCAGCTAGTCCTAGTGCTTTAGTTCCTTGCACAGGAGAGATACCAGCTATTGTCAAGCTATGGAGAGCCTGAAGCATAAACTGATCAGGATTAAAGAAACCAAACTTAGAATAGAAACCTACACGCAGAAGCTGAGAGGAAGGATCTGAACCTGTAAGGTCTACTTTCTTACCTGTTTTCTCAAAGATAAACTCAGTAGCTGAAGCTGTGAATGTATCCCACTTGTCACTGAACCATGTTGACTGGTTAAGTCTACGTTTGATTACGTCTTGCTGTTCCCTTAGCTGTGCTGCAAGGTCATTGAACTTACCTGTTCTAGTTACCTCAGCACCTAAGAAACGATTGAGATAGTCATTCTTAGGGATACCTGCAGGGAATGTGACAATACCTTCATTCTTCTCAGCTAGTTTCACCCAGCCTACCATGGCATTCTGTGAGGCTGCACGATTAGCATAGCCAAAAGCTTCAGACCCGAATTGATCAGCAATAGCTGACACAGGGCTGGCATTTGTAGCTTTTTTACCGCCGAACTCCATAAGAGGTGTGTCACCCCGTTTCATATTCAGACGAGTGCCTACGGTTTCCCCGAAGGATTGTCCAACCATAGCTGGGTTCTCACCAGCCTCAGTTATTGACACCTTTTCGTCACGAGCTTTAGCTACGAACTGCTCACGGAAGGTAAAGTTGTACTCACGAGCTAACCTTTGCAGATCCTCTAAGTCGGTAATGTGCTTATTCCAGTCGTTATTAGCACGTATCAAGTTACCTAGTTCATCATACTCAGGCTTAGATAGAGTAATCTGGAATATGTCAGATGCACCCTGACCATCCATTATTTCTGTAATACGACGAGAGATAACATTTATCTGACGAACAGCTGTCTCAGCCTGTTCCTTACCGAATGACCCAAGCATTGTCTTGAAGCCACCTGAGATAGTATTACCTGATACTAATGTCTGTTCTTTAGTTGAACCTACAAACCAACGGAACTCAGAGTTAGTACGAGGGCCACCCACATTGTAGGGCATAACGTCAACTCGTTCTAAGGCTCTGGCACTCTTCACGTTGGTGACAAACAAATGGTCTACATATGTGTCAGGAGTTTTGAATACAACATTGTTTTCTGTAAGTTCATCCTTACGGAGTGTACGACCTGTAGCTAAATCAAGGATATACTCATCATCTGGAATACGTACCTTCTGTCCATCTACTCTGTAGACAACAGCACCGAACTCATCTGTGAAGTCAGCATATACTCCACCTTCAGCTACAATTCTCTTCAGTCTCTCAGAAGATTTGATCTGCCATGTAGCATCGTTAATATCTTGAAGGGCTACATAAGCATCAGAAGTTTCTTTCTTAGGACTAGAACCATACATAGTCTTATAGAGTGCCTCAAAGCTCTCACGGCTAGGGGCTTGACGCATGTATGACAATTCACCATCACGAAGTTGTGTCATAAAATCAGAAAGGTTTTCCTTTTCTTTTCCCTTGACACGGTTAATAGTCTTCGCATACGGTTTAATAAGATCTCCTACAAGAGCCTGTCCAGCCTCAGCTTGCAAGAACTTAGCACCTATCTTTTCACCAAGTCTAATTGTGGCTGCACCGAAGACCTTATTGATAGCATCCCCTACGAAACCACCTTTGTCGAATCTATCGATTTCATCTGGTAAACCTAAGACATTTATTCTTTCTTCTGTCTCTATGAACCAGCCTCTGCCCTCTTCTCTACGGACAACCTTAAGGCTAGGATCTTTATCAGCTATGGCCTGAGCATCCATCTTACGTCTAAATGCTGTACCTGAGCCATCCTTACCTAGTCTGACAACAACTTTGTAGTCCTCTGATCCTTCATCGATAATACGTTTACTATTGATGACTACATCGTTTACTCGTGTGGCAATCCTAACAGCTGTGTCATTAGCTACTTGTCTTATTGTTTCATAAGGGACATACTCACCGAAAGATCCCCGACGATTGATCTCTTCTAGTTTTTCTGTAAGGACTGTCTTACGTGAACCCTCACGAAAGGTGACACCTGATGGCCTAGCAGATGGTCCACTTGCAGGATCTAGTTCTTGTGGAAGACCTCTACCAGCTGTGACTTCATCTACCTGTACACCTACGTCATCCACAGATTTAGCTAAGACTGTACCAGCTATTGCATCGCCTTCTTCTACAGACACTACGTCAATAGGTCTACGAGATTTATAGAGTGACAGAAGCTTACCTGCTACCTCACCTGTCTTACCGACAGCCTTAGGCCCAGCCTTAACAGTATTGACAACTGAAGTAGCCCCTTTAGCTAGACCTAAGGTAGCTATGTCAGCTGCACCAAACAGAAAATTAATGCCAGCCATAGGGTCATCCCCTAGATATGTGGCATCATTAGCTGTCTTATACAAGTTCCATATGCTGTCATCTGAGAAGATACCCTCAGCCTTACGTTCTAAGATATACTCCTTAGCCCACTCTTGGAACTCAGATGGTTCCATCATGTTAAAGGCTTCTCTGATGTCATTGCCTTCACGATTAGAACGAAAGGTAACATTCTCGAAAGCACCTATGGTAAGTTCCCTTAGGACATTTACATCTAGGAATGACAAGACTTTAGAGATACCTGACTGGTCATTAGCTTCTAGTTCCTTCTGAAGCAAACGGTTCCATGTTTCCATGTTTGTCAGAGTACGAGCAGCATAAGGATTGACATCATTGTCTGACAACATAAGGTTCTGAATGAGCATATACTCACCCAGAGACATATCGTCACCCTTTTCTTTTCTCTCTTGGATTACTTCAGCTATAGCTTCAGGTGATAGACCATCCTCATAGGCTTGGTCAATAGCTAAAGCATAGTCAAAGTTTAACCCTTGGGTCTTAGCTACAGCTGTAAAGTTGTCATCACCAGCTAGACGATCAGCCCGTATCTCATCTTCAGCTGCACCTGTGGCTATCGATAACTCTTGTGCCTTGATGCTTTCTACTTGAGAATCTGGGTTATACTGTTCTAGTTCTTCTACTTCTTTCAGTTGTTCACTAAGGACTTGCTCATTAAAAATTTTGTCTTCTAATGTAAGAGTAGCCATTATTTAGTCACCTCTTAAACCAGAGAATACTTGTTGACCTGTAGGTGTCATTGAAAACTGTGCTGCTTGGAAACCTAGACCACCGACAGCCATACCTAGCTCACCCATACCTGCTTGCTGTGCAGCCCTTGCTGACAGCTGAGTATATTGTTCACCTAAACCTGACATCATTGTGCCAAAGCCTAGGTTAGCTCCTAGTTGAGAAGATATACTAGCTAGACCACCAGCAAGAGCAGAAGTCTCACCTAAACCTCTTACTTGTGCTGCAGCTTGAAGTTGTGCTCTTGCAGCTATAGACTGCCTAATAGCACTACGTCTTTGACGGGATGCTTGTTCCCTTTGCATAGTTGCTTGTGTTTGGGCTGCTCGTCTTTGAGATGATATAGCTTTTTGTTGTTGGCTTACTCCATAAATGGTTGCGGCTGCTCCAACAGCAGCTAAACCTGTTGCAACACTTACACCTATTGCTGTAAAAACTGCCATCTTATATTTCCTTCACATAAGCTGTTTCAACAGGAATAAAACCTTTTCTCTTAAAAAGAGTACCAGCTTTGCTTCCTAGTATATTGTCTAATTCAGATAATCTAATAAAGTTACAGCCCATTTTCTCTGACCACTCCACATAAGAATCTATAAGTTTCATTGATGTTTTTCCATTCCTATGCTCAGGGTCTAGCCAAAACATTAATTCTTGTGCAAAGACTAATGAATTAATAGGTACACTAGATATTACAGCTATGAGAGAACCTACTATTTCATTGTCATGCTCAACTATTTTGACAAACCCTTGGTCAATTTGGCATAGCTGAGAAACTAATTCATTAACTTTATTGCTATCGAACTTATCCCAAGCTGGGTGTGGAACTTCCTTACAGAATTGCTTTACAGATAAAACAATGTCTAATACGTCTTGTTCGGTTGCATCACGTATAATATAATCTGTCATTAATATCTATTATTCCTACCTTGGATGATACCCCAGCCTAACAAAAGGAAATCCTTGCCTTGTTCACTTTCGTATCTCATTCTCATAGATCTACCGTGACCTCTGATTTTAAGTCTTGTAGTCATTACTGTCTCAGGATAGTTAATCGTTGACAAATCTGAAGGATCAGGAACCAACGGGTACTTGAAACGATAACACTGTTGACTAGCATTGAATGTTGTCTTGAAGTCCCATGCTGTTGACACAAGAAGAGAAGACGGACGGATTAACTCGTAACCTGTAGCTTCTGATCCTGTAAACCCTTCTTCTGTCAAACGAGAGTAAACAACAAGATAAGGTGCATTCTTCTTTAAGACTAAATCACCTATGAAGTCATAGCCTGTCTCAGCAAAGGATGTATAGTTTGTGTCACCCCAGTCTAAGAAAGTATTACCTGAGAAACCACCCATGGTTAATTTATTTGTGGCTCCATCACGAATAAGGAGAACAATAGCTGGGTCTCCTGTAGCAAAGGATGATACTTCTGCTGAGACGACATCATCTCCTGCAGATGTGACAACATCATCGCCTACTGAAGTGATGACATCGAAGGTTACTGTGTCAGCCCCATAGCCAGAGTAGAAAGCTAGTCCTACAATACTACTTGTACTTGAGGTTTGGTCATTGACTTTCCAAGGGAAGAAAGCTTGTAGTTGAAGATCAAGGATTAAGAAGTTATTAATCTTAGACTCGACTGTCTCATTTGAATTAGGATAACCCCAGTAAATCCTTTTGTTTATGTCATCATATAAAGCTGTGACTTTTAGCTTGTCAGCTGTAGGAATAGCATCCCAGAAAGTCTGAATTGTAGGTAGAGTAATGTTCTGATCTGTAGCTCTACCTGATACATCATCGAACTTAAGAGTATAAATACCGAAACGTGACCACCAAAAAGGAACACCCTCAGCTGCTACGAAAGACTGAGGGTTCTCAATACCTGTATCGGACACACGAGAAATAGAAAATTCAGTTGCTCTAAATACTCCGTCTACACCATTGATCTGCCATACGCCATTCTCAGCAAATATAAAGAGACTTGTCTGGTAGGTGTAAAGAAGTTTAATTCCTACAGCCTCAGGGATTCTTATGACACCACCATCGGTATCTAAAAGGTCTGACAAATACTCAGCTGTAGGGTCATTCCTTTGGTGACATTCGCCTAACTCATTCTTGTCTTCAATCAGACGAGAAAAGAGAATAGTGCCTGAGTTTTTCTCACTGTCTAAGCCAGCATAAAATATACGACCTGAGAAAGCTGTGACAGATTTAAATCTACTTTGTTCGAACTCAGTTGCAATCCCTGCGATACCTGAAGCAGTTGCTCTGTCTTTAGCAAAGAAGTCTAATACGAAGTGACCATTGCCTGTTAGACTTGTACCAGCAAAAACTTTATCCCACTCAGCTGCATCGAAGTCTCCACTGGAATCTTTACCTGCATACCAAGGGTGTGTTAAAGCTGGATACTTTGAGTTAGCTGTTTCGTAGTCCGTAAGGGCTGCACTTCCTTTGTCACCTACCCAGCCAGCATTAGCTGTGTCGTACTCTCTTTCAGTAGAAGGACTAGCTATTCCTTCATCATAAGTTGTTGTGTCACCCTGCCATTCAAAGTCACGGGTCTTAAAGTCAATAGTACTTATGGTAAATACTGAACCATCCCATGTAATATAGATTGTATCAATAGCTTCAGATGCTACAATCAGAGCACCATCAATACTTGCGAATTGACACTTAGCATTATTAGCACCTATAGATCCTGCGAACTCGTAAACTGAAAGATCTATGCTAGTACCTACAGCTTGGCCTGAGTAAGGTGCCTCAGATTTATTATAGAAATGAAGAGTATTACCTACTTGAACTACAAGAAACTTTTGACCAGCTACACCCTCTACGTTTAACCATTCACCTGTGTGAACTAAGTCATCATCAGTAATCGTAAAGGATGACAAAACATTTGATGATTCAAGTTCAACAGCTAAACGTCTACGCCTAGAACCATCACGATTTAATTCACAGTTTAACTCATCTACAGATGCTCCATCAGGGAATGTAAGTTCAGCCGCCTCAGTTATGAGACCTCTGACAAAGTTATTTACTGTCTTCTGAGTTAAGCTTTGCGGCATCTCGTTCTCTCTTGCGTCTATCAAAATCCTCAGCAAATTCTCTTCTACGTAAAGTTTTGCTAGGTTTTTTATTTTTAAGATACTGGGTTATCGCCTGTTTTGCTTTAGGGATACTTGAGTATTTACCTGATAATTCCTTAGGAACTAAGCCTTTTTCAAAGTGGAACTCAAAGAAAATAAAACCATCATTAGATTTTCTTATGTGTATATCTGTAGCAAGCTTGTCAGTTTTACATACACAGGTTTGTTTTGCTGTGTTTTCTATAAATTCTACCATTAGTTTCTGCCGTAGTGGGTTCTCGTGTTAGCCTTCTTAGTTTTGAATTGGTCATTCTGTACGTATGACTTCAACCGACGAGAGGCTTGTTCGATCTTAGGATCACTGCCACCTTTGAACAAAGAGAAACATACTGACTTACTTTCAGCTAAAAGATAAGGAAGCATTGTGTCATCTAGGTCAGGCTGGAAGGTATCTGCTTGAGTAAAACTAGGGTACACAGTTCCATATGCACGAGTTTTAGATTCCTGTAAGGTTGACTCAACTGATGAGTCGTAGCTATCAAAGACAATATAGTTGTCATCGAAACTTGTGTAGTAACTAGGAGCACGATCAGTTCTAATGAAGATCTTAGTGCCACCATTCTTATCTAAGACAGAGGTAACATTACTTCCATCCTCGTTGACTTTATTAAGGAAGTCAAGAGGCTCTACAAAGTAAATCTCACGGTAGTTAGTTCCTGTAGTGCTTATGTCATAGAATACACGTTCTAACTGTTTAGTATCTGTTGGGTATTGGAAATGAGTAGGTCTCGTACTGTCAGCTAATGCTGTCAGCTTTAGGAGTTGCTTATGCTCAGGTATTTCACGAGCAGCAATAATATTAAAAAATGTATCCTCAATGACAGAGGCTACTTGTTGGGCTTCTACTGAATCACTAATGGAGTTCACATTCTCTGAGTCCATGTCACTCAGAATAGACTGAACCATTTCAAGGAGTGTGTTTCTCATTATGTTCTATCCAATACTACTACAAAACGTAGTTTAGCTGTGTTAGTGGATGCTCCATCACTTTCAATAGTAATGAAACTATCGGCTGTAACTGTATTGTTTGAGACAGGAACTAAAGTATCTACATCACCTGCAGCAGATCCTGAGGCAGTTATTGTCAAAGTTCCCATAGATGAACCTGCAGCATTCTTAACTGTAACAGTAGAATTAGATGATGAAATAGAACTCTCAAGAACTGTTACAACTTTATTTATAGTTCCAGCAAAAGGAATAGGTAAGTGAACTGTTTCTACTGAAGAGACATCTTCTAAATAACCATTTAAAGTCTCACCAACTAAGGTTTCTTTAGCTGTCCAAGCTCCTGATCCTGATCCATTAGCAACATATACCTCCCCTGAGGCAGCAGCTGCTACACCCTTAGGTTCATGCAAGTAAGGGTCTGTTAGTGAACTATGATTTACGTTTGCCATTGCAATCTCCTAAGGTGGAAGGAAGGGGGCCGAAGCCCCCAACCAATTAGTTTATACTTCGATGT